ACAAGATTTTTTCACTAAGAGTGAGATGGGTTTTATTCACAAACGATGTGATGTTGTTATTGAAGAGTATAAAGAGAAGTCTTACAAGGCTAGTCAATCTGCTAAAGCAAAGTGGGATAAGATAAATAATGCGAACGCAATGCAAACGCAATGCGATGGCAATGCTAACTCAAGAACTCAAGAACTTAATAACTCATTTATAGGCAAGTCTTTAAGATTTGATGAGTTTTGGAGTGTATGGCCTAGAGGTGAAAGAAAAGTTGCAAAGGCAGCTCTCAAAAAAAAATGGGAGAAGGAAGGCCTGGATGAAATTGCAGATAAGATCATCACTCATGTTGAGAAGATGAAAGTAACTGATCAGTGGACTAGAGGCTTTGAGCCTATGCCAGCAACTTACATTAATCAAAAGCGTTATTTTGACTTGGATGACGTTGACACTCAAGCAGGATTACCTCCTAACATGATGAGAAAAGCAATATGATTGGCCTAGATAAATTACTTGAAGTTAGAAAGGAAGGCGTAACGCCCGAAGTAATTAATATATGGGTTGGTCAAGATAGCGATCCGCATTATGAAAAGGAATGGCACAAGTATTCAGATACTCAAAAGTTTCCATGCTTAATCATAGAGCCTGATGACAACTTAGATGCATTAGATTTTAGATCAATGTTTGGGATGACAGTATTTATTAGAGGTGACATACCTGACAAGATGCTGAAGGTTTATGAAAAGATTGAGAAATGCAGGCCAAGTAGAGTATTTATTTTTAATCATGGAAAAGTTGATATTGAAATTTTAGATAGCGAGGGAACATTAAGTGGAATTATTGCAGCCTAACGAAATAGATTTTGAAAAGTACTTACATGAGACAGAACAGTATCAGAAGGTTCGTCCAGTAAGTGTATTTATTGATGAGATAGAAGAGAACATAAAGAATCCTAAGCCTGATCTTAAATGCTTTATGCCTTGGGCCAATGCTGAACACTCATTTCATTTTAGACCAGGTGAGGTAACAGTTTATGCAGGTAGTAACGGTGGAGGTAAGTCGCTTATCACTGGTCAGATTGCATTGAGTTTAATTAAACAAAATCAGCGTGTATGTATTGCCTCGTTCGAGATGAAACCAATGAAGACTATCCAGCGCATGATGCGTCAGTTTGCTGGGGAAGATTTAGACAATCCTCTTATCAAAGATAGGGCCAATCATTTTAAATCAGTGATTGACAGGTTTAAGAAGTTTACTAGTGAAAAGCTTTGGTTATACGATCAACAAGGAACGATGACGCCTGAACAGATTATTGCAGTGACTAGATACTGTGCTGTTGAATTAAAAATACAGCATATGTTTATTGACTCACTTATGAAATGTATGAAGGCGGAAGATGATTACAATGCACAGAAATCTTTTGTCGACGAGCTAACATCAATCGCACGCGACCATAATACGCATATACATTTGGTGCATCATATTCGTAAGCTTGGCAATCAAGAGTTGATGCCATCTAAAACAGACTTAAAAGGCAGTGGAGCTATTGCAGACCAGGTTGACAATGTTTTGCTTATGCATCGCAATAAGCTCAAAGAGCATGATATTAGTAAGGGCAAAGAAGTGGCCGACACCGTACCTGACGCATATCTTATGTGCGAAAAACAACGTAATGGTGAACGTGAAGAGTGGTATCAGCTTTGGTATCACCATGAGAGTCAACAGTTTTTAGATAGTGCAGGCGCATTTGTTATGGCGTTTGAAGATGGCGGTAAGTTTTAGTGGTAGACAAAGGCAATTGCAGCAAAGAGTTTTTGTATCAATGTTTAGTCCGCGATGTAATTCAAAAGCGAATTAAAGATAGAACACTAGCTCATAATTTTTTAACAGGATTCATGGACAAACATCCTGAATCAACCTTGAGGGAGGACGTGATGGCGCAATGGAATAAAGGCAATAGAGGTAGGAAGGATGAGTGGTATGAGTGATCCAGTACAAAAAATCATAGACGCTACTCAAGCAATGATTGATATGTATATACCTGAAGATGACAGTCTTGAAAATGATGCTATCGTGGGTTATGCCATGAATGTTTTAGAGACATCAAAGAAAGAATTGGAAGCATACAAATCAAAACCATTGCCTGAAGACGATGTATGGGAGTTGGCCGAGGATTTAAATCCCCACGATCCAATGTACCCAATACATTTTGCAAGAGCTGTAGAACGTAAACATGGCATAGGAGATAACAATGGCTGAAGAAAAGAAAAGTAATTTTGCAGACGTATTTTTAGGTAAGACGATTCCACATAACCCTGATTTCATTTCAGTTGAAGAACATAACAGGGAGATGTCTCAATCGTTCGAAGACTTCTTGGCAGTTGTTGATGAGGCTATTATCAAAGAGCGTGAGGCATGCGGAAAGATTTGCACTGACAACCCTGAGATGAATGGAAAAGATTTAGCTGACATCATCTTAAGACGCAAGCCAAAGATTGAAGTCCATGATTGAACTTGACACATTTCTCATAACATGAGATATTGATAATATGAATTGGACTAATGAAGAAATTGACTTTTTGCTTAATAACTACCCTCAGCGTGGTTTAGTTTGGTGCGCTCAAAAGTTAAACAGAAAAGTTTCAATGATTAGAAGTAAAGCTTTTAGGTTAAATTTAAAACAAGATAAGTCATCTGAATTTTTTAAAGACTGGCAAGCTAGAGCTGCCAAATCAAAGATAGGCAAAAAAAGACCAGATCAAGCTTTAGTAATAAAAAAATTACATAAAGAGGGAAAGCTTTTAAAAACCGCAGAACAAAAAAAAGCAGTAGGTTTAAGAATTAGAAAATATATTGATGATAATGGCCATCCTAAAGGAGCCCTTGGCATGAAACATTCTGAAGAAACAAAGCAAAAGATTGGAGAAATGTCAAAGGCTAACTATGCAAAATTAACAGATGAACAAATTGCCGAAAGAATTATAAAGATGATGAAAACAAAAGTAAAAAATGGTACTGCATATCCTGAAAGAAAAGCATCATGGAAAGCAGAGTGGAGAACTATTGGCGAAAATAAAAAATATTATAGATCTAAATGGGAGGCTAACTATGCTAGATATTTAGAATGGCTTAAGTCAAATAATCAAATTAAAGATTGGAAGCATGAACCCACTACATTTTGGTTTGAAGATATTAAAAGAGGTGTAGTAAGCTACCTTCCTGACTTTTTAGTAACCGAACTTAATGGCAATCAAAGTTATCACGAAGTAAAAGGATGGATGGATCCAAAAAGCAAAACAAAACTTAAGAGAATGGCTAAATACTATCCTCATATTAAGATTGTATTAATACAAAAGAAAGAGTACGAAAGCATTAAAAAAACAATGTCCTCAATCATATTGGATTGGGAATAAATTAAGGAGATACAAAATGTATAAAGGAAGAGACCCACACAAAGCAGTAGATTGGATGATAGAGAACGCAGAAAACATCTCTAAAGCCAAAGGTACATTAACGCAGCTCGAAGAGTATACAAAATCTTTAAGAGCTATTCTTATGAAGCAAAGCATGGAGACGTCACTAGGCGCTCAGGAACGTGAAGCTTTAGCTCATCCGCAATATATAGAACATCTTAAGTCAGTTGCAGTGGCCGTAGAAGAATACGAGAAGCTTCGTCACTTCTATTCAGTTGCTCAAACTGTGATCGATGTATGGCGTACAGAACAATCAAACTTGAGAGCCGAAGGAAGAGTAACGATATGAGAAAACCATACATCAAAGTAGTCAGTATTAAAGATACAAAAGATGGCGACTGTAAATTAACTTTAGATATGAATCAAGCAGGCAGAGAAGTTATATTGCAAGCAGGTATTCAAAAAGCATTAGCAGATTACATGGTAGCAAACACAGGTAAGATGTCTTTATGGCGGAAGATACAAATCTGTTGGAGCATATTAAAATGAGCGAGGTATATCACAAAAAGTATTTAACGACTGAGCAAGTCATAGCAATTAAGAAAGCATTAAAAACGATGCCTATACCAAAGGTTGCTAAACAATTTAATATTCCTAAAGCCAATGTAAGAAACATATACCTTGGCGTAACTTATAGAACAGTAGGTGAACTATGAAAAGTAAATTTGATAGAGAGTTTTTTGAAGATCTTCTTTTATTTATACCAGTCATTCCAATCTATGTAGGATTGCTAGATGCTTTTGTTTACACAGTCACTGGCAAAACATTTACAGAGATGGAGTGGACTTGGCAGCGTGTAACGTTAGTGTTTCTATTTCTTGCTATCCGCATGGGTGCAGTGAAGGCCCGCGATCAAGCAAGAGCTAAAAGAGCAGGGGAGATAAAAGATGTCAATTAATCAAGAACCAATGAATAATGTTGAGTTGCGTGAATACTATTCAACTCTTGTAGCAAAAGATTTGTTAAGTTTGCCTTATGATATATTTGAAAGAATTGTAAGGATAACAGAACAACATCATGGCATTGATAATGACAATGAAGCACAAGATGCACTAGAAAATATTGAGCAAGAAATTATAGCCAGGGCATGTCGCAATGGCGTTTGTGAGGATTAAATTATGGCAGAATTTGTAGCAGTATTTTTATTGTACACACTTGAAGCAGCATGGTACTGGTGGCTTGCGTTTGCAGCATTGATTAGCCTAGAAGCTTGGGCAGAGTATCGCAAGATCATGAGAACTTTAGAACTTCAAAAGAAAGCAAAACTTAAAAAAATTTGGACGGAGAATAAAAAATGATTAAATTAACTAACATGTCACAGGGCCATAGACATAATGCCCTTTTATTAAACCCAAGACATATCTTGTCTGTGTTTGAAGTAGAGCTCGATGATGAGAAGCAAACATCCGTGTATACAATAACGCAGCAATCATGGAACGTTAAAGAAACGCTTGATGAGATCTATGCAATGATTAACAAGGTAAATGACAATGACGCTTCTTAAAGTTATTTTGTTCGCACTTGTTGTTTTAATTTTTATTGCTTTAGTAAATTCTATTAATGCTGAAACGCCTGAAGCATGGAATGCAATTAATGATAAGTTTGGTCGCGATGTTATTGAAGACACACCATGTATGGACAACCCAAACATGAAGCAAGCTTATAGTTATAGTGGTGACATGATCGTGACCAGAGCTTGCTGGTATCGAGAAGGTGATAACATTCATATTGTCTTTGGTGGTAAGGTGCCTACGAAGGTTTATCCAATCTCAGCTTTTACCACTAAAGGCTTTGGCTGGTTTTGACTAAAGACGAAAAGAAACATCTATCAAAGCTTGCAGACTTAGGTTGCATACTTTGTGCAGTACAGGGCAACCCAGGAACCCCAGCAGAGATTCATCATCCGCGCAAGGGTACTGGCATGGCCATGAAGGCAAGTCACTTTGACGCAATCCCTTTATGCGTTTATCATCATAGAAGCTCAGAAGGGTTACATGGCCTAGGCACCAAAGGATTTAAGCGCCAATACAATCTTGATGAAGCAGAGTTGTTAATATTAACTAAGAAAGCATTGGAGTTGCATCATGGATGAAGAAGTTAAAAGAGCAGATCTATACATGGACAGTAATGGCGATATGATCTTCGTTGATGAGGATGGCCAAGAATATTTGTTAACACCAATACTTCAAACGAGCAGTTACCTTGATGTCATCTCTTCGAGAACGCTTCATTGATGAAAGTCTTTGACATATTTGTTCTCTGTGCGTACTTAATATTTTTTTTAATAGGCTTCGTATCAGGCTACATTGTTCATAAGGAGTTCGGCGATGGCGAGAGTACTGATTAATCACTACCGCAATATAGCTATTGAATGCAGCCGCAAAGACAAGTGGTCAGTGTTAGTCATAGGATGGGCGCCAGTAAGACGTATCAAGGTGCTTAACAGTGAAGTTGATAGAGAATGGAAGACATTTGACTATGATCTAAGTAAAGCCATAGATAAGATGCTTAACAGTTTGATAGAAGATACAGCAAAGACAGAATTAAAAACATTGAGGAGAGACAATGAGGTATTTATCGGTATGTAGTGGTATAGAAGCAGCAACAGTAGCATGGCATCACATGGGTTGGGAGCCAGTAGGATTTTCTGAAATAGAAAAATTTCCAAGTCAATTACTTAATCATCATTATCCAAACGTCACTAATTATGGTGACATGACAAAATACAAGGAGTGGAAGCTAAATGACACAATCGGACTTTTGGTCGGAGGAACTCCGTGCCAATCATTCTCAGTTGCAGGACTCAGAAAAGGACTTGAAGATCCGCGAGGCAATCTCATGCTTACCTATCTCGGAATTGCAGACCATTTTAAACCAAGATGGATTCTATGGGAAAATGTCCCAGGTGTTCTCACTAGCAACGGAGGAAAAGACTTTGCCTGCTTCCTTCAAGGGTTGGCTGAACTCGGGTATGGGTTCGCCTACAGAGTTCTTGACGCTCAGCATTTCGGAGTGCCACAAAGACGCAAGCGTGTGTTCGTTGTCGGATGTCTTGGAGACTGGAGAGGTGCTGCCAAAGTATTATTTGAGCCCGACAGCTTGTGCAGGGATATTACGCCGAGCAGAAGTGAGAAACAAAAAGTTACCAATATTATTGCACCAAGCGTTGCTAACTGCCTCCAAACAACTTGTCACGAATGGAGCAGAGCAGACGGATTTAATATGATTACTCATGTTTATGAAACACATCCCGCAGATAGCCGTGTAAAAGAAATGGGCGATGTATGTCAGACCGTTACTTCACGACGGGGAACGGGTGGGGGAAATGTTCCTATTGCTTTAGCAGAAAACACAATTGGAAGGCAGCCTCAAAACGGAGGGAATGGTAATGGATTTACTGAAGGTGGCCCGATGTATACATTAAACGCAACAGGTGTGCATGGAATAGCTTATGAGTTTGAACCAGGCATTGTTAAAAGAGAAGGTAACCCATCGAGATTTTCAGAAGAGATGTCACCAACACTAAGGGCACAGATGGGTGACAATCAAGTTGCCACAATTAGTAATATGGCAGTACGCAGACTTACCCCAAGGGAATGTGAAAGGTTACAAGGCTTTCCTGATCACTACACAGACATCAAGCCAAAAGGTAAACCAACACCTGATGGTCCACGATACAAAGCTTTGGGTAACAGTATGGCAGTGCCAGTCATGAAATGGATAGGCGAAAGAATTAACAGTCTTTCATGATTATCTTGATGCATAACGTTTAACGTTTAACGATAATCGGTACATACACATTTCGTGTATAACTTTTAAAAGGATAAATATCATGTGGACAACTCCAACAGCAACAGAAATGCGCTTCGGCTTCGAAGTAACGATGTACGTAATGAACAAGTAAGTTATATCTACAGGCTTATAGCTAGCCTATGTGACTGTGTTTAAGAGAGGGCTTTCGGGCCCTCTTTTTTATTGCCTATTGCCTAGAGCCACAAGGGTTTAACCCACAAACTGTCATATATCCGTTTTTGTGTAATATACTACACATTTTTTGAATTAAACCTAAAAAAGTAATATATCAATCCTATATAAATCAATAACTTACCTAATATAGGATGTAAAGCATACTTTACAGGCAAAAACCCTTACACCCTATTTTTCCAAAAAGCAACATATTTATCTAATATTTTATTAAATTATTTACTTCCAGGGTATTGTAATCCCTACTTATATAATCTAATATTACATCACTGCAACACATTATTAACTTAAATACAACGAAAGAGGAGATACATATGAATACATTAGTAGACATCAAAGCAACACAAGTTGACACTTTAGGCCTACTCCTAGCTCAAATCTCTGAGCTTCAAGCTAAGGCTGACCTTATCAAAGACGATCTAAAAGCACAAGGACAAGGTGCTTACAATGGCTCAATGTTCAAAGCCAGCGTAATCGTTTCTAACCGCTCAAACATAGACTTCAAACAAGTATTTGCAGAATGCTCAGTTCCAGCAGAGATCATTGCCCGCAATACCAAGGTTCAAGAAGTTGTTTCAGTCAAATTAACATCAAGATAAGGAGATCAACATGGGAACAAGAGCAGTTTACACATTCAAAGATAAATACAATACTTACCATGTTTACAAGCACTATGATGGTTACCCAAGAGGTGTAGGCGCTGGTGCAGGTGCTATCGGTGCCATTGAAGCCGCTAAAGAATATGCATGGGATTTACCACGCTTTGAAGCTTCAGACTTTGCAGCCGCATTCATTGCTGCCAATAAGAAACAAGGTGGTGGGAACGTATATATGACAGATGGTTATGAATACCATGGTGATCTTGAGTATAGATATGACATTACAAGTCGTGACAAAGAATTGCTTGTCAATGTGTACAAGGTAGAAGATTGTGATGATGGAGGTAACCCAATTTATGGACTTATTGAGGAGGTAACACTATGAGCACAGCTCAACAAGTTTATTCAGTAGAAGATTTACATACTTCAATCAATGACATCTATGAGCAGTTTGATGTTGGTAGTCTTACGCTTGATGAAACAAAACAACTTATGCTTTTATGTTGCCAAGAGTTTGTGAAGCATAATAACTTATCCGCCCTTGATGTATTAAAGGGCATGGGTAAGCTTGAAATAATAACCGTGGGAGCTAAATCATGAATAAATTCAAATCAGACCAAACAGAACTAAAGATTGAAAAGATCATGGAGACCATAGACCGCTACAAAGTTTATGATTTTCCATTGGATGCTGAGATGATTGAAGCTGTGTTTAATGTACCATTACATGACGCAGAGATTATTTTGGATGAATACAAAAACAATGAGTAGCCTAGATTTACTTGCGTTTTGGTGCAGTTACGGTATAGTAATTATCTTTGGTGGTGCTTTAATTCTAATGATCCTCGTTTCTATAATACAAGTGGAAATCACAGAATGGCGCCGCCGAAGAACTAAAAAATGATTCCATTCAAATACATCGTATACGTTGACGGTATGTCAATCAGAAAGTTCCGCGATAAAAACGCAGCTGAACATTTCTGCGATGGCAATGCGAACGCATACTTCGAGAAAATCCCGCAAGACAAAAATCCCCCGAAAGAACAACTCAATACAAACGATTATCCTGAATGCTTGTTTTAATTAATTACTAGACATATCCATATAGTTCCGTTAGCCTTATATTCTCTACTAAAAGGCTGCGAAGATGTCTAAGTACCCACAAATATACGGACTACAAGATCCAATCACGGATGAAATCCGCTACGTTGGCAAAGCAAAAAATCCCGCCGAAAGATTTAAAGCACATTTGCGAGAAATAAAGTCAGCAAATAAAGCTCATTATCCTGTATACAGATGGATAGCTAAGCTAGCTACAAAAAACTTACTTCCTAATCTAGTTGTGTTAGCATCCGCTATATCAAACGACTGGCAATCACTCGAAAAGATAATGATTGCTCAATATCGTAATGATTTAGGTAAGAAATTGTTAAACGTTGCACTAGGTGGAGAACAACCATTCTGTACACCTAAACAATATAAAGCTAACGGATTCAAATTAAATGAAAGACTTAGACGAGACTCATTTTTGTTACGAGTGAGATACCTTAAACAACAAATGAAGGCTCACATGAAATATGTCAAAGCGATGTCTCCCGAGGAAGCTGAGACAATCTACGCTAAGTTGAGATACGCAGGCGCAAAGCGACCAGATCTCTTTGGAGAATATAGATATTTATGAGCAAAAACAAAGATATAACTGCAAACGATGGCGTTGGATTAGCTGCTAAAGAAGACGTTTCCACACGCATCGCGCGCGCGAAGAACGCTGGTGGTCGTCCAACACGTTACAACAAAGAACAGATGGATGAGATTTTGTTTAGGATGAGCGAAGGTGAGCCATTACGTAAGATATGCCGTGAGGAAAGCATGCCAGCCTGGAGAACGATCTATGATTGGCTTGAGAAGGATTCGGATCTACTCAACCGATTTTCACGCGCAAGAGATTTAGGTGGCGACGCAATATTTGAAGAGACGTTAGAGATTGCAGACAATCCTAATTACGGACTCAAAGAAGTTATTGGTAAAGACGGAAGCACGATCACACGTGAAGATATGCTTGGTCATCGTAAGCTACAAGTCGAAACACGATTCAAGTTATTGTCTAAATGGAATCCAAAAAAATATGGAGACCGAACAATGTTGTCAGGAGACAAGGAAAATCCAGTAACGGTAGACGTATCTATCTTTGACGCACTCGTACAGAACCTAGAATTAAAGCGTCAGAACAAAGACGAATGAGCTTCGAGAAAAGAAAAGCTGACGCGTTCTTAACTATCAAGCTCAAAGAAGAGATTAAGTCATACGAGCTAGATGATGGCCAGCTTGATGAGAAGCAGTACGCAAAGATAAAGAAGCTTGTAGGCTACGAGCTAGATAAGTCGACAGGCGAGGTCGTAAGGTTGTTTGATGACGAGCGTAGCTGAGTTACTTAAGGACGATGATGTAAAGCGTAAGTTCTTAGCGTTACCCAAAGCTCAGCAGCTTGGATACGCGTGGAGAACTAAATGGTTAAGCCAGGCGCATGATCATCAGATCCTGCCTCCAGGCGATTGGGCTATATGGTTATTGTTAGGCGGCCGCGGAGCTGGTAAGACTAGAACCGCTGCAGAACAGATTGGCTGGTGGGCATGGACGCAACCCAACACACGATGGTTAGTGTCAGCACCGACAGCAATGGATGTACGTGGTACATGTATCGAAGGGGAGTCAGGGCTCCTCAACGTTATACCAAGTGAAATGATAGCGGACTATAACAAGTCTCTGTTAGAGTTGAAGCTAACGAACGGCAGCTTGATCAAAGGCATATCAGCATC